CGATTTGATTGCAATAATCTTCGGCATCGTCCATCTCGTTCTTGAGATAGCTTGATAAATCGCCTAAATCTTGCTCTTCAGATACGATTTCGATTTGTTCTTCGATCTTTTCTTTCTTTTCTGCCATCTTTAGCTTTGCAACATTTTCATTAATTTTTTAATATCAGCTTCTGACAATTTGCCTGAACCCATGTTTTTCTTTTTTTTAATCATGGTTTGTTTTTTTCTTAAAAGACCATCCATCATATCGCCAGCTTGTTCGACATTCATTTTTTTGTATTTACCCATCATTTTTATATTTCCTTATCCAACTCTAATTATTTTAGATTTTAGAGGTTTTCTGAAATTATACCCTAAATAAGTCATACTGCCACCACCTACTGCACTTGTTGCCATAGTAAGCGCAAGGGCATCTGCTCGGTCGGGCGACTTCACACCTCGTTTACGCATTTCCTCTTTGCTCTCAATTTTTATTTTACCCGTTGAGGTATATTTGTAGCCAGGCGATGCTAGTTCACGCACGAGTTCTTCATCTTCGGGCAAACGACAATCACGGCCACCCAACCACTCTTTAATTTTAAACCAAAGTTCAGCTCTAAGGTTTAAATAATTCTTTTTACTTGAGGGCGACTCGGCGACGTTGATGCCACGCACGGGCAAGTTAAGTTCACGCAAGCGGTCCACCACGCCCGAACCAATACCAATCACATCGACCATAATCTCTTGTGGTTTCTCTAGCACGGTAGCTTCATCGTAGCGATTCTTAATCACACCACACAATTGCATTAAATCCATAGAGCCAAAGGTTTCCACTTCAAAGACGGTATTACCTTGCCTAACGCAAAGCGCAGAATTATCACCACCAAAACGAGCCACGTCCAAACCCCAAACAATTGGCTCACTTGATGCAAGATCAACGTCACGACCAACCGCACCTCTAATCAGCTCCATTGGTATCACGGTATCATCGTCCGCACGGGGGAACTCACCCATCACTTCAACACGAGCAACGGTTGATTCTTCGCCATACTGTTCGATCATGCGTGAGAACAAAGCGGTGTCTGTGCCTTCGACCGTGCGTGAGTCTATCTGTTCGGTTTGCCAGTAGGATTTGTTCCCGTGGAAGCAATCGTAAAATGGTCCTGTGTTCCTCCGTGGGTTGGAGAAACAAAACCAGTAACGGTCGGGCGTGGGCTCGGAAAAGAAACCTTCCGATACTGAGTAGATGGGTGCGGGAATACCTGAAGCTTCGTCCATGATTAGGCAGACACCATAACTGGAGTGAATACCAGCGAAAGCATCGGGGTTTTCTTCTGACCAAAGTTGCGCTTGAGCGTAGTAATAGCCTGTGTCGATTTTTAGGTCACGCACGAGCGCTTCTTCAAACCAAGGCGCAGGTTTAATCGTGGTTGCGGTTTTAGCAAACCAAGTGAGTTAAGTGAGAGCGTGAGCCATTTACCGAGTTCAGCCCAAGTTCGTGAGCGCAACTGTTGTTCCGTGTTGGCTGTTACGATTATGGTTGAACCAAGTCTGGTTGATAGCATCCATAAGATCAGCCAAGACACTAAAGCCGATTTACCAATACCACGACCTGAAGCAACGGCCATACGAAACATCTCTGGATCTAATCTGCCTTGGTTGCGTTTTATGTGAGTGGTAATTTTTTTTAAAATTTTTTCTTGCCACTTACGAGGTCCTTTGAACTCGTGGAGGGGGGTATCTTCTTGTCCCCAAGGGAAGATGTATTTAACAAACTTGTGGGGATCGTTCTTGATCGTGGGCGACCAAACATCCATCATTAATTCTTGTTCTTGTTCTAGTGGGTACTTCATACTTCATTCCCCCATACGTCCCAACCATCTGTTTTGTTTCTGGCAAACAACTCTATTCTTGGTAAATCACCACTACACTCAATAATTGTATCTCTAAAGTTGTGTGGTTTTTCTGAGTGTTTGCCTGTTTTTTCAATAATTATATTTTTTGTTCTTTTATTTTCACAAAGCTTTTTACCTCTAACACCAAAAATAATATGTTCTGTACAACCTCTAAAGTAATAACCCATACCCATAACTGGTGTTCCGTCTTTATATGTTTTTACCCAAGTTAATAATGTTTTATATTCAAAACCCCAAGCCTTACAAACATCTAGCCCTTCTTGTATAAATGGATTAGTTACCCAAAGATATAAATGTGCCTGATCTGCAACTATATTTTTTATTGGTAGATTTTTTATATCTTCAATATTCATTACGCCATAAACAGATTCAGCAGAATGATTGCCATTTCTTTTATATTGCCAAGGCGGATCTGCGTAAATTATGTTGTACTTTTTATTTGGAAACGGAATCATCTTTATTTTTGAAATATAAACGAGTGTAATATCGTCTTATAATTGCTGCGAATGTTAATACCATAAGCTGAATTACAGTTATGGTTAATGCGTCATTAGTAAATACCAAAGTAACAGCTATGGTTGCCCAAGATAATGGGAAGTTAAAAGCTGCACCTAGTATTGTGTCGGTTACTGATTCTTGTAATGCCTTCTTGTCAATTTTCATAAAAAAATTATTTCAAGTGTTTATATATACATGCACCCGCAAGCGGGGGTAGCTGGGGGGTGTTTCCAATATCGCTATTAGAAAAGGGGTTCCAGCTACCTGTTGCGAAAAAGGGAGAGAGAGAGAATCGCAACATTTACCCCTTATTATTCCTTATTTTTGTTATTAGCCTTGTTCTCATGAAGGAACCGCTCCCCATTACTAACCGTTTCTGTTATTTCGCCCTCAATTATTCTTTCATGAGCATTAGTAAGCATTTTTTTAATGTCGATCTGGTGATCCACAGTAGTTTTATCTGTCCATTGTCCACTTTCCCCCCTGTTCTTTAAAAAGAATATTTGAGCCGTTGTGTTGTTCTCATGCACGGCATTATTAAAGAGAGCAGAAGACACTTCTTTGATTGCAACTGACTTTCCTTTTTTTAAAGCTGTGTCAAATTTATCATTATTGCGTTTATTCCTCGCAATACTACTCAAAGATACTCCGAGATTGTCTGCTATTTGTTGCTCAGATAAACCAAGACCAGCCCAACGAGTAATATTCTCGTAATCTTCTTCTGTAAATAGGATCTTCTTTCTTCCTGGTTTCCCTTTTTCTTTCCCTTCCATACCCTCATTTTATAAAGCTTTTTTAAAAAAGTATGTATTTTTTTATATTTAATGCTTGACATACTACACAATAACCCCCTAAACTACTCTTATATTGGAATTAACCAATATATAAAAAGGGAGAAATTATGACAGGTTACGATAATATTTGTGGCTACATATCAGAAAACTTTGATAAAGACGATATCAGAACATTAGCAGAGCATGGCGCTTCTGGTGGTGTTCCTGGGTTAATTTACTATAACGAAACGTCAACGTTATATGACGAATTTAAAGAAAGCATTTGGTCAATAATAGGTGAAGATCTGTACGGCACAGATACAACACCATTAGAATATATTGCTCAATTAAATGGTGGTGACAACGTGACAGATGACGCAACGTTTAAAAATTTACTTGTATGGTATGCCTTTGAAATTTGCGCTTCATTAGTAATGGCTACTTTCGAAGATGAAGAAGAAACAGAGGAGGTATAACCAATGAAAATAATTATTGATATTAATACGGAAAACTCAGCATTTTATTATGATGATGATTCTTTTAACTGTGCAGAAGTGGACAGAATATTAGAGGAAACCATCAAGAAGGTTCAAAGAAATGATGAAGGTTCTTGTCGAGATATTAACGGCAATCGTGTTGGCTCTTTTAAAGTAGAAAGAGAACTTGGAGAATATGACAATATTACAATTGGGGTAACACAATGAGCAGAACAACAAACGCAACGTTAACCGTCATCAAATATGGTGGCGGTGCTTTTACCTTCCCAAAGTCTGATGTAATCAATACAGAGCTATATGAGGGCGTAACGGCTATTAAATTAGTAGACCAAGATGAACCAATTAAGATCCTTGGTTCAGTAGATGAATTTTGGAGCGATTACCACGCTTCAAGATCTTTATAGGAGGTGAGACAATGATTTTAGCTACTTACTTTATAGATAACCAAAATAATTACAGTATTAAATTAGATACTGAAACTGGTTTATTTGGCGCAACTTATACAATAAATGGTACTTATATAAAAGATAAATACCCTTTAGGAACTACCAGAAAGGAAGTTGAAACTTTATTTAAAGTTTTATTTAAGGAGAAGAGATGACCAAAACCATAGAACAGAAAATGGAGCTTTGGAGAAACAAAGCAGACGATATTAGTATGTTTAAATTTGCGTCTATGTTATATATTACAGCGCCAGATGGTGCTGAAGATAAACTAGATGAAATAGTAAATATGGCAAACTCAATAGCAATCAATTTGAATGATATTGAAATAGCCAGAGCAAAAAAAGAGATTGAGCAAATATTGGAGGAGAGATGATATATAAGGTAAGTTTTGGTAAAGCGAGGTCTTGGAATGAGGAAGCCACTAAAGAAAATACCAGAATCAGAGAATTTAATTCTGAAGAAAAAGCTTGGTCTTTTGTTGATAGATTACATAAGTTTACTTTTAAAGATGCAACTTTAGGAGATATGGATTTAATTGCTTGGACCAATTTAGAGGAGCAGAAATGATATATACAGAAACCGAAATACTTTTAAGCGTTGCCACTATAGTAACTTCATTTTTAATAATGACAGTTTTGGTGAATAATAATAAAAAGGAGAATTAATATGTGTGCATATGAAATAAAAGAATTTACATACGACCAAGCCAGCTCTTTTGAAACCAACTTTGACCATTGGTATCAGTTGGACACTCAAGAGCGTCACAACTTCAAAGAAAATCCACTACACCCAGAGGAAGCCCACGATATGTTCGTAAGCCTTTACGGCGACAAATACGGACATAACAACGTGACTTAGTGTTTCTCCCTCGGGATCGCTTATCCTCTGAGTAGCGATCCCAACCCTACCAATAAAAAATGCTTCTTACCACTAGGCTGAGATTTCCTCAAACGCACGTTCGGCTTATCTTCTAATACCAACCAAATAATATCATTATCAATCAACTCAGCGACGGCACGCCCTGCCGTCTTACGATTGACACCAATCATTTG